CGGGAGCGCTGCGGCATGGGGAAGTTGAAAGCGCGGGAGCCGTCAGCCATTGGTGATTTCCTTCGGGCACTGATTGCAGGGAGCGGTGTGGGGAGCGCGCAGAGAGAACCTGGTCCCGCGCACGTGCTCACCCTGGCGAATGACGATGTGGCCGCAGGACAGGAGGCACTGGAACCGTCCAGTCAGGACGCTGGCCCCGGAAGAGGCGACGAACTTCGCGCTGGTGACGTTGCGGACAGGTGCAGCGGTGAGCAGCTGGTCAGCCATGGGCCTGCTCCCTCTCTGACCCGCCAAGAACGGATCTATTCAGTTGGGTATCGCGTGGCGTAAATTGAGCGCCGCCGATGGCAGGGGATCCAACATGAAAACAGAGGGCTTTCGCCGCACGCTCAGGGGCGCGATTGACGGGCACCAGTTCCACGTGACAGTTACCAGCGAGGTGGAGGAGGTGTTCCAGGTTGTTGCCACTGTCGGTGGTGTTGCTATCGATCTGCGGAATCATGGCTTGATCCGCAACAAAGGCGACGCAATGCAGCTTGCGATGGTGGCTGTGGAACGGCACATCGCGGAGCTGGGCCGGAAGGGCTGAGGTTGGGGCAGCCATTGATGCCGCCGTGTCAGTGGTGATCGCCTTCATCGCCAGCCCCGCAGATACTCGCCGAACGTCACGCCACCGTCGTAGCGCAGGAACTGCTGGTAGCGCTGCTGGGACCTGGTCAGCTTCGGCGGCGGCGGAGTGTGCTCCTGCACGGCTGCGCGGCCGGCCTGGGTGACGTTGAACACGTCGCTGCCGCCGGTGATCGCGTTGCCCACGCGCCGCACCATGAATCCACGCTCGACCAGCGCCATGCAGTGCCGGTGGTCGGCGCCTCCTGGGCCGGTGACGAATTGACTGCGGTAGCTGTGCTCCAAGCCGCCTTCGCCGACGCCCAAGGCGTGGCGAAGGATCTGCAGCTCGGCATCCGGCAGAACTCCGGCGGTCGTCTGGTCAGCCATTGCCCACCGCCTGGCTCAGCGGAGCCAGCAGCTGCACAAAGGTGATCCACGGATGCGGCTCATGGGCCTGCGCGCCTTTGCAGCCGGCAACGTGGGGGAACGGATAGCGTGCATAGCTGGTCAGCTGTGGTCGCTGGCAGATCCTACAGCGCATGTAGTCGCCATCCAGTTCCCATCGCATCGAGAACGAGCAGAGCTTTCCGTTCGCCTCGGCGATGGCCTCACTGTGGATGATCTGCGGCTCAGCCATTGTCCACCTCCGTACTATCAACGAGGCGCGCAGAGGTCGGTGCGAAGTGCTTGGTGACGCGCCAGTCGATAGCCTCTACTGGCCCACCTTCTCCTTCACGGGCAAGGTTCTTCGCTTCGGCAGCGCTACGGGCTTCTACGAGGAAGAACTGCACGGCCTGGAACGGCATTTCCACCAGGTACTTAGCCATTGCCCACCGCCTGGCTGTCTGCCATCGAGCGCTCGACTTCGCCGGCAACTCCGAGCAGCGCCCAGTAGCATCGGAGGTCGACGAACCCTGCGTTGTCATTCTTGGTCGACTCCTTCACGTCCAGCGTCCGCAGGTCGCCGATCAGTTGCCGGACTCTCTCCAGGTCCACGGCCTGCGCGGTCGGAGCGGCGCAGAGCGGCACGATTTCGTATTCGTCGGCGCGGTCGCGGAAATACTGCATGTTCTTCGGCCATTCCAAGCCGAAATCGCCCGCAGTCTTCCAGCGAACCATGTACGCCACCGGCTCCCCCACCAGCTGGCGGGCGGCGAGGTGCCGCATGTTCGGGCACTCAGCGGTGTGCAGCTCACCTTCCGGCTGGGCGCAGCAGCCGTAGATGCGAACGGGCTGGCGGGCGGAAAACTTCTCGACGGCTCGCCACGCAAGCTCCACGTCATTCCATACGTAGCCGTCGCCGTGGCGAGAGCGGTCAAGACGCAGGGTTTCCAACCACGTCTCAAACTGCTCGCGCACATCCTGACCACCCGTGGAGGGCTGGGCGGAGAGGGCGGCACCCAACACGTGCACGTCCTCCGGATTGCACGGCGGCGGATACGCGGTCAGGTGAGCGTGCAGTCGTTGCAGCGCTGTCTGATCCCCCAGCCTCACCCTCCCACCGGGCTGCGCGTCCGCCAGGGAGTCGCGTACCATGGCTCCATTCATCGGAATCGGACGCTTAGCCATGCCTTTCACCCGATTGGTTTCCGGATGGCATCTGGACATCGACTCTCAGTACATCGCGGAAGGGCAACCTCTGCCGTTCTGGCGCGCGGAAGTTGAGGTCTGGCGCGAGGGTGATGACACGCCTGCGTTCCGTGATCACACGATGGCGCACCATGCAAGTCAGGATGAGGCCGAGAGAATCGCAGAGGGCCTGGGGACCGACTACGCACGGGCTCATCCGTTGGACCTGGACTGAGTGATCAGCCACAGCGCACCTCCGTAGTGCCCATCTGCACGACTTCGGCTACGGCGGCGTCGCTCAGTAGGCGCGCGCTGTCGGCCATGTTTCTGAACACCTGACGCAGGTGGTGCTGTGCGTCGATTGGAAGCGTGGTCAAAACTGGGCCACTGCGGCGGCGCACTTCGTGCTGGCACTGGCTCAGAAGATCAGCCAGCACTGGCTCGGGTGCTGCAGCGGCTTCACCATTCAGGGCAATGTCCAGCTGGCGCACCAAGTAGGCTTGCGCGTCCTGCTCTAGCGAGAGCATGGCGTCCTGGCTGATCAGGTGTGCCGCGGCAGCCAGGCCGGCGCGGATGGCCTCGGCGTAGCCCTTCTGGGTGCCGTGGGTGGCGTAGGCAGCGCGGAATGCTTCGACTGCGCTGTCGGGAATGGGTTGGGGGGCAGGTGGGGTGCTGGGCTGAGGCTGTTTCATTCGGGAGATCTCAGGCTGCGGTGGTGGCCGGCTTCTCGGCCATGGCTGCCAAGCGCTCAAGGCGTTCGGCTTCGGCGATGTAGTGGTCGTGACGGTCCTGTCGGACCTTCTGGGAGAAGAACGGATCGGTCAGGGCGTGCTCGGCGGCGGCGCGGTTGGCCTTGGCCAGGCGGGCTGGGTCGTGGTCGAAGATGTCGAGCTGGTTTCGGAGGTCCATTGAGGTCTGGCCGTCGATGTCATGCGATTGCCCGGCTATGCACGATCCAGAACAGGTCTTTTAGCTCCTGCGGCAGTTCGGTCATCGTGCGGGCCGCGAGATAGGCACGCTCCACAACCAGCTCAGCAGAAGGCACGTCGGCCGGTGCGGTGGGGAGTACGTTGAGACCCCGGGACCTGCATTCCTCCACGAGGTCCGAATCGTCGAAATCTTCGAGGTAAACGTCGACTGTGATGGTTGCCATACGAAACTCCCCCTGTCAGTAGATGCGGACGCGCGGCCAGAGAGCCGGCATCTGCCGTTGCCATGCGGCATAGCCGATTCGGATGCCTTTCTTCAGCGAGCGCTGCAGGGTCCGGCCAAACTGCACGCGTAGGGCGAACCAGCGGCACGGGTGGGCAGCAACAGCCGCCTCGTAGCGCTGCAGCCTTTCTTCGGGCGTCGGTGCGGCCGTGCTGACGATCACCGCGTCCAGGCCGCCGCCTATTGGGTGCAGGCCATCCATCAGCGCACCAACCTGTGCAGGTTCGGCGCGACGCGCTGGCGCTGCTCTTCCGCCTCGCGTTGGCGCTGTGCGCTAGCCTGATGCGTGCAGTACACGCGGTAGGGATGGCGCCGGGGACGCTTCGCGCGCTCCAAGGCCGCGCGCTGGTCAGGCGTCAGGTCTGGTGCCGGGAGCTTGATTGCAGGTGCTCTCATGCGGAACCGCCTTGGGCACTGGTGCCCTCGATGGAGGCAATGAACGTCTGCAACTTCTTATGACTCGCGGGCGGCAGTGCGAAGTAGGTGCGGCCGGCGATGACGTGGTGCTGGCCGGCGTTCTCGCTGAAGGTCGGCGCGGTATCCGCAGCTGCGAACAAGACCATGGCCTTGGCGCCCTGTGTGCGTCGCCAGCCGGAAATGCTCCAGCCACCCTCATCCTTCATGGCACGCAGGCGCATGCCGCAGCCAGGCACTTCAATTACCGCGAAGCTCGGAGCGGTGGGTGCGCTCATGCAGCACCACCTTGTGCCCGCAGCATGCGGCGGAGGTTCCTGCGCACATCGGCGATGGCTCGGCCGGCGCTAGCGCGGCGTTCCAGAACGGCACGAGCTGCGACGTCGGCGGCTGCGGCGACCAGGCTCGGGGCAAAGCCCATACCAGTTGCGGCAGTGGCAGCCGCCGTGGCGGCGACGGCCGCGCGCTGGGCGAGCGGATAGGTGATGGCGGCGATCATGCTGCACCTGCCTGGCTGATGGTGTAGCCACGGCTGCGGGTGACGTTGATGCGGTAGCCGTGCTGGACCAGCTTCTGGCGCAGGCGGCAGATGGTCACTTCGACGGTGTTCGACTTGCGGCCCGAGGCGCCGTAGATCTCTCGCTCGATCTGGAAGCGGCTGATTGGGGTGTCGCCGGCATTGACGATGAGCTGCAGCACCTTCGATTCGGTGGGGCTGAGGGGCAGGCGCTGACCGCCTACCATCGCGGCGCGTGGTTCAGTGCGAAGTCCGGTGATCACGGCGCCACCTCCACAAAGGCAAGTTCGTGCATCACGCATTGCGCCCGGGCCAACACCGGGGAGGTGCTCGGCTCTTTGCCATCTGCGGTCGACAGGGGGACCACCGCATTGGCCCGGACGCATGCTGCGGGCGAGATCTCGTAGGAGCCGTTCAACACCGCATCGGCAGCGTCGAGGGCAAGTTGCCAGCGCGCCGGTTCAAAGTTCTGCGTCAGGGCTGCAGTGACGCCGGCCGCGCAGTCGGGAACCCGATCTGCGTCGTGGAAGGCGTTGAGCGCGGCGTTGGCGATGGTGGCGCGCAGGCCCCAATCGTCATCGCTGGCCAGCTCATACACCGCAAGGGCGGCGCAGATGCGCGGGCTGGTGATCACCAACCCTTTTGGGGCGTCCTCAGTGACGTCTGCTGCCGGTGCATCACCGGGCGATGTCCAGCCTGCAACGGCCAGGACAATGAAGCAAGCGAGGGCGACAAGGCCAAGGCGAGCCGAGCGCAGGTTGCTGTTGGTCAGGGGCATTGCTAGGTCTCCGTTCCGGCGGATGCCGATGACGGAACAATAGCGCTGCTATCTAACCTTTACAATAGCGATGCTGTTTATGGCTTGCGTTTGTCTAAGGGAATTTCTGAATCCGTTAAGAAATCAGAAGTCCCAGCGCTTGAGGCAGTCGGTGTACGCAGTGTCTCGAAAATCCCCAGTGACAATGTCCTTGGCGGCATCGCTGCTCAAGCGCGGCTGTTCATATGCTTTGCGAACGAAGTCCACATATGGCTCGCCATACTTGGTAGCAGTGGCCATGACCGTTGCCATGGGAGTGCCCATCTGCCTTGCCTTCATGATGCGCTCGGCAGCAGAAGACTCGCCTTCGCACAGTTCGGCCGTTGACCCCTTGAGCGTGTCGATCGCCTCTTGTGCTTTGGCCGCGGCCTCGGCCGCCGAAGCAGAAGCACGTGCTGCCGCTGCGCGCGCAGTCTCGTTTCCTGGATTGCTCGCGTTGACGCAGCCGCAGACGGCCAGCGCCACGATTCCCGCGAGAGAGAAGAACTTCCTCATTTGTCGACGCCTTTTATCCATAGCGGCTTCGCAGCAAGCCAGCATCTTCAAAGCTTACGCCGTCTCGCATGCAATCTTCGGCCCGCTCCAAATCCTTATGCAGCTGTATCAGCTCGTCGTCGGCAAGCTGTTCGATCCCCATGTAACCGAAACACGCCTGGTCGATCAGGACCTGCATGGGAGCACCCCAACGCCTCTGGAAATGTCGGATCATCCGGCAGTGGGATTCACGAATCACGACGTCCATGCGCAGCGCCGGGTTGATGATCTTGCTACTTACTACCTCAGATGATGTTGCCAGTAGCTCAACCGGCTTTGCGCTTCCGACCACTGTGAGCTTGGGCTTCTCGCCCATCTTCCGCTGCGCGCGGAGCGCGATCAGCTGAGCCAGCTTGTCCATCTCCTGATCGAGATCCATCTGTACGCTTCCCCTGTTTCCTTAAATCGGCGGCGAGTGCAACGCGCAGCGCCTGGGCAAACAGATCGGGCGATTGCTCGACATCAAATGTCTCGCCTGTGGCCAGATCTAGAGCCTTGCGCACCACAGCGATGGCAGCCACAACGATATCGGCGTTAAGTCTCGCAACCTGAGACGTGCCAAAACTATCCATCAGGCGGGCGTACTCGGCGCTTACTTCCTGAGGCTGAAGGCCGAGAACATCGGACAGAGCCTCTGCCTTGTCCCAAGGCACTGGCCTCAAGCCAGTCGAAAACTGTGAGATGAAGCTGGGGGTGACCTCCAGCCGTTCGGCAACCGCCGCTTGGGTCAGGCCGGCGCGGGTGATGGCCTCCGCAATGGCGCGGCCTTCAGCGGTCTTTGGGTTGGCTGGCCTAGGCATATAGCGATGCTATTTGAAGGTGTTCAGGAAGACGAACAGCTATGCTATTTACACGGATAAATAGCACTGCTATGTTTGGCGCATGAGCGAACCCAACCAGCCCGTGGTACCGATCCAAAAGGCCATTGACGCGGCAGGCGGGCAGGTCGCACTCGCGCGCCTGCTCAAGATTCACCCCGCGTTGGTTTCGCAGTGGCGGACCGGCCGTAGGCCTGTCGCAGCGCACCACATCCTGTCGATCGAAGCGATGACTCAGGTGTCTAGGCACGTGCTGCGGCCAGACATCTTTGGTGATCTGCCTGGTTCGGAGGCTGACCCTGACGCTGACCGGATCGTGCCCGTGGAGGGGGCTTGAGCCATGGCCCGTTCGAAGAAGCGTCGCCTCGGGGCCATGGAGGAGCTGCAAAGAAAGTTGCAGCTGCTACGCAGCCAGCAACTTGCTCTCGAAGCGGCCTCAGCAAAGTGCCCGTTTGAGCGTGCTCGAAAGAATGCCGCCTCCCAGTATGCGCTGATGCAATCGCTCCGCGGCGGGGACCTGGCACAGGGTGTAGATCTGACCAGCTCCATGGAGTGCGGAGTAAGCCCGGAACGTGTTGCCGCTGTGGTTGAGGCGCAGCTGCAAGGTGTCCCGGCTGCCACGGTCGAGTTCCTAGGTGAGGCCGGCGAAGCGATTGTCGTAGCCGTGCCAACTGCCAGCGCGTTGTTCCGCGAGTCGAAGTTCTGGGTTCGCATAGCGACATCTGTCGGTCCTCATTCCATTGGGTGGATCCGCTTCGAGCGTCGCTGTGTTATCCGCGCTAAAGCAGTGTTTGAAGCCACTGAACTGCGTTCGGGAGGTTGCGAAGCGCCTGATCAAGGGCGTGTTCTGCAACTTTGGCAATACCTTGCGCTGGGAGGGCTTTGAGTTGATCAACCAGCTTCTCCTTCACGGATTCATCGGCATCGGACTCACGCACACGGGCAACCAGCAGCTGGCGAACGGTGTCCTCATGGAGACGGACAGTCAGGACGTTGAGCTCAGAGCCGATCGTTCCTTCCTTATTGATGAAGTCGCTCCCCTTGGCGGTGATGGAGGCCCAGGCGAAGTGCGGAACTCCATCGAATTCACGGATAGCCGCATCGACCAGGCCACTGCTCTTCAAATAGGCGACTTCTCGCGCAACGGACGATTCTTCCCCGATATCTGCAAGTTCCCGGCTGTACATCTTCCGGCCCTCGTCTTCGAGGCGAGTAAGTACCGCGATCTGGAGCTCCTTCCTTGTTCCCATATGTCGTCCCCCCTGCGGGCTGTGTTGTTGGCACATCCAGCTTAACGCGGGGGAGGGCGGCACCCAATTTCTTTATTCCGGTCGTCCTGTCCATGGCGACCACTTTGCATCGCCTCCCGAGGTGCGTAAATGAAGCCTGATCCTCAGTACCACGAGCCCCGCTCCGCGGTGGTGTTCCGCCACACGACCGACGCCGTCCGCAACAGCGGCCATACAGACAGCAGCCTCGCTCAGGCCATCGCCGAGCAGTACTTGGCGGATGTGGCCCCGACAGAGCGCATCGTCCAATTCCACGCCGGCACCGATGCCGACAGCATCGAGCGCGCGCTGAAAGCCAACGCCCAGCTGATCGGCCGGTATCGCAACGGCACCGTCAAGATGCCGGTGGACCTGGAAGAATCGTGGGTGCGCGCGCTGCCGCCGCAGTGGCGCGATGCCTGCTCACGCGAACTGGCCCAGCGCTACGGCTTCCTCGGCGCGCGGATCCCGATGATGGAGCCGCATGCCGGCGTCCTGGCCGTGGCCCGCCTGTCGGTGGAGTTCGGTCACACCCTCGAGGCCCTGACCAACATCCTGGCCGACGGCCGCATCTGCGCGATGGACATTCCCGAGATGCGCCGCGCGCTGGACGAGATGGGGCAGCTGGAAGCCGAACTGAACACCGCCAGGCAGTACGTCACCGGCCACCTGCAGGAGCTGGCGCCACGCTCGGTGAGCGGTGGCCGACAATGAGTGCCGCCGCGATGGTGAGCTGGGCGATTGCCGTAGTCGGTGAGTTCGATGCTGCCGGCCGCCGCATCCCTGAGAACGTGGTCAAGCTGCTGCCCATGGTCGAAGTCGTGCTTTGGGCGAAGGAGCAGCCGCAGCCGCTGCAGGTAGAAGCCCTGCAGTCGAAGTTCGGCCTCTCCCGCGCCACGGCCTACCGCTGGCTGACCGCGCTGCACGACCTGCATGACCCAGCCGCCGCGCGCGGCAGGATGCCGGCCGCCCAGCCGCTGGCTTCTGCCCTCGGGCGGCATCTTCCGACTACAGGTCGGGCAGGAGAGGCAGCATGAGCCCGCTCGCCAGCCTGGGCACGGTCTGCGGTGCGCAGCGCACCAGCAGCCTCTGCGACGCTCCCGTCAGCTCGCCCGCGCCGGACCACCGCCGTAAGGCAGCGCTCGATGGTCATTGCCAAACGAAGATCGTCATCGACTTCGCGCTCTGGGTGACCACGCGCTGCACCAACTTCCCCACCGTCCAGCAGGTGCAGGATCGGTTCAACGTCAGCCGCGCTACCGCATTCCGCTGGCGTCGCAGCCTGGCCGATGCGCTGTGCATGTCCGATGTGCCCAGAAATCCTGTTCCAGGCCGTGCCCCGGAGCCGATGCCGCTGGCGCCGCTGCTGCGCGGCGCTGGAGATAGGGCGTGATCTACTTCGAGATGTACCCCGGCGACTACCTCAAGGACACCACACGGCTGTCCCTGACGGACCACGGCGTCTACTTCAAGCTGATGCTGGCTTACTACTCGGAAGAGGAGGCGCTGCCCGAGAGCCTGGGGGAGCTGTATGTGATCGCCGGTGCCATCAGTACGGCCGACAAGGCAGCGGTCAAGAAGGTCGCCGAACGCTATTTCCCTGTGGCCGAAGATGGGCTGCGGCATAGCAAACGTTGCGACGAGCAGATTGCAATCGCACAAGGGCGAATCGCGGAAGGGCAGGGGCGGCGGGAAGACAGGAAGCAGGCCGAGGCGGAGCGGCAGGCGCGCACGCGCGCGCGGCGCACGATGCTGTTCGAAGACTTGCGCAACGTGGGTGTCGTACCGAGCGGCATGGCCTCCATGGCGGAGTTGAAGGCGCTGCACGTCACGCACGTGACTGGCGACGAAAGCGTGACTTTGGCCCATCTGTCACGCGTGACAAGTCACGCAGAGTCACGCGTGACAAGGGGCGTGAACACAGGCGTGAACACGGGTAACCAGACCCCAGACCCCATATCTATTACTCCAGATACATCACTGCACGCTCAAGGATCTCTGAGCGGTGCGTCCGATGCGGGGCGTGCGTGCGTGCTGATGCGCAAGGCCGGTTGTCATTCGACCAACCCGAGTCATCCCGACCTGATCGCCGCGTTGGCCGAAGGCGTGACCCCGCAGGAGCTGGCCGACACCGCCGCCGAGGGGCTGTCCCGATCCCCCCCTGTGGCCAAGCCCTTCCCTTGGGCAATCCAGACCGCTCGAAGCCGAAAAGCCGCCGGCGCAACGCCGACGAACACCACCAATCCCGGAGGCCCCAATGCAAACCCTCAACTCGGTTCTGCCGAACACGTCGCAGAGGAACGACGACGCCACGAACAGCGCGCGGCAGCTGGCGGCTTTGGCGGAGCAGGCAGCGACGTCATCGAAGGCGAATTCCAATGCGTCCAGCACTGACCCGGACCAGCGCGCAGTGAGCGCCCTGTGGACCGTGTGGGAGCGCATGGCCGGCATGTTCCCCGGGAAGTGGGTGCGCGAGAACGGCGCCGCCCCGGTGAACAACGCAGGCAGCCTGACCACCGCCGGTGAGCTGTGGTTCCAGGTGATGTCCGGCATCACCCCCCGGCAGGTGGCGGAAGGGCTGGCCAACTGCCTGCGCACCGCGCTGCAGTGGCCACCGAACCCCGGCCAGTTCCGTGCCATGTGCCTGGGCGTGCCGGCGCTGGCCGAAGTCGACGGCCAGATGCAGCCGGGCCAGGCCCACAGCGGGTTCACGGTACTGGTGCGATCCAAGCTGGACCTGCACGCCTACCGCACTGCGGAGAGCGGCGCGCTACAGCAGCGCATGCTGGCCAACGCCTATGAGCGGGCGCTGAAGCACGTCATGGATGGCGGCGTCGTGCCGGCACCGGCAGCAGCGCTACCCGCGCCCAAGCACGAGCCACTGGAGGTGCGCGATCGGGATTCCGCGCGCAGCGCCATGGCGCTCGCCGCTGCTGAGCTGGGTTTCGGAGGCGCGCATGGAGCAGGCTGACATCCGCGCCTACCAGCGCCAGCTGATCCTGTTTTGCCTGGGCATCCACGGCGACAGTACCGCGGCCGAGGCGCTGGAGCTGATGGGCAACGCCGCGCTCGAGGGCGGCGCACCGCGCGAGGCAATGCTGCTGACGACCGCCGCCGCTGCCGGCCTGCTGCGTGAGCTGGACCGGGAAGGACTGGTGAGCCGCTGCGAGAACCGCGTCAGTGCTCGCCACGGCCGGCCAGAGGCCACATGGACGGTCACTGATGCCGGCCGCGTGGACAGCATGCCCCTGCCGCCGTCCGGGCAGCAGCAGCTGGCCATGCCGCAGCTGGCACCGGCGCCGACCCACCGCACGCGTGGCGGAATTTCCATGGAGCAGCTGATGGGCCTGCTCAACGTCGAGTTCGACTGCATGCTCGAGCAGATGGACCGGGAGCACCAGGCCGCGCAGCAGCGCGCCCGGCACGAGTTCGAAGCCTTCCGGCAGCGCGCAATGCGCGTGTGGGGCGCTGTGGAGGCATCCGCCTGATGCCGCCGAAGAAGACGTCCAGCCGCTCGCTGCGCTACGCCTCCACGCAGGACATGCCGGAGGGCATGCGCCGACTGGTCCAAGCAAGCACGGCTGCCGCTGCGCCGGCGGCACCCGCGGCGCGCGCCTACCGGCCGCCGGCGGCGGCGCAGCCCTCCGGCAGCGGCAACGCCGCCGGCAAGGTCGCGCGCGGCCGGCCCCGCCATGTGCCCGGCGAGATGAACAAGACCGAAGAGGCTTACGCCGCGCACCTGGCGCTGCAGCTGGCCGCCGGCGAGATCGCGTGGTTCCGATTCGAGTCCGTGAAGCTGAAGTTGGCCGAGAAGACGCACCTGACTATCGACTTCTTCGTGATGACTGCCGCCGGCGAACTGGAGGCCCACGAGGTGAAGGGCTTCTGGGAGGAAGACGCCCGCGTGAAGGTGAAGGTGGCCGCCGAGATGTACCCGTTCCGATTCCTGGCAGTCCAGCGCGCCCCCGGCGGCGGCTGGAAAACGGAGGTGTTCTCTTGAACGCGATGATGATTGGCGGCGCCAGCGTGCGTCGCGACGACGTAGGCAGGTTCTGCCTGAACGATCTGCACCAGGCCGCCGGCGGCGCCAAGCGGCACCAGCCCAGCGACTGGCAGCGCCTGAAGCAGACCGAGGAACTGGTGGCCGAGCTGGTCAATTCCGGGGAATCCCGGGTTTACCCCGTCCACTCGGTGGCCGGTCGGTACGGCGGCAGCTACGTGGTGCGAGAGCTGGTCTACGCCTACGCCATGTGGATCAGCCCCAGCTTCAGCCTGCAGGTGATTCGCGCCTACGACGCGCTGGCGGCCGGCGCACCGGCACCTGACCCCATGCAGGCGCTGACCGATCCGGCGACGCTGCGCGCGCTGCTGCTGTCGTACAGCGAGAAGGCCGAGATCCTCGAGGCGCGCGTGCAGTACCAGGAGCCGCAGGTCCGCGCGCTGCTGCGCCTGACCCAGGCAGATGGCGCCTTCAACATCAGCACCGCAGCCAAGATGCTGCAGGTGCAGCCGCGCCAGCTGTTCGCCTGGCTGGCCGAGCACGGCTGGATCTACCGCCGCGCCGGCAGCAAGAACTGGCTGGCCTACCAGAACCGCCTGCAGCAAGGCGTGCTGACGCACAAGGCCAGCGTGCATCGGCGAGAGGGGGAGCCGGACCGTGTGCACGAGCAGGTGTTGGTGACCGCGAAGGGCCTGTCGCGGCTGGCCGAGAGCATCGACCGGGACCAGATGACCTGGGCGCAGGCCGATGCAGCGACCGAGCTGCAGCTTGCTGCGGAGGCCTCCTAATGGACGTCATCGAGAAGCGGGCGCGCGAGCTGCTGGCTGCTGAGGTTGATCGAGATGTTGCGGCAATGCCTGGAGTCGAAGAGGTTGCAACCAGCATCCGCGATGGTGGTGATGGGGATGTGCTTATCGTGCCCACCGCCCTCCGCGCCATCATCGCCGCTCTCACGCCGCCCAATGATCCTGACCCCGCGCTGCTGATCAGCATGGCGATGTGTCTCGATCACGGGTTCGGGCTGAAGACACTTGAGCAGCAACAGAGCGCGCTGCGCGACATGCGAAAGCTGTGGGATGAGGTCATGGGACGAGGCTATTACTCGGAAGAGGGCCGCCATCGGTACGACCCCATGCCGGTCGCTCGCTTGGAGGTCACTGATAGTTCGGCAGTGACCGTGGTTTCCAAGGCCGAAGCTGAAGCACTGAGCAGGCGGCGCGTTGCACGCATGGAAGGGGCTGAATGATGGGCGGACCGATCATCATGCAGCGGGAGGTGGCACCGATGAAGCCGGGCACCGCCATGGAAGAGCAGCTGCAGCTGAAGGGAATTGGACGGCTCCTGGCCGGGTTCGGGTATCGCTACGGGTCGGAGGTCCAGCTGCACGAGGTTCTGGCCACCGTACTGGACAAGGCTGGTCATGCGCACGTGCGCGAGTACCGGCTGGACGCCAGCAACCGCGCTGACTTCTGGCTGGATGGCCTGGTAATCGAGGTGAAGGTGGCCGGCTCGCTCGCCGATGCCCTGCGGCAGGTCGGGCGCTACATCAACCTGCCGCAGGTGCGCGGGGTGCTGCTGGTCACCACCGAGCGCTGGGGTGAACGCCCGCTCGTGGCCCGGCCGGCCTGGCACGGCAAGCCCTTCAACATCATCCGCCTGAAGAGGCAGGCACTGTGATGCAGACGACCTATGGAACCCTCCTGTACAGCGCCGCCGGCAGCACCTGGCGGGTGATCTGCGAGCCGCAGGTGCGCGCGCGCATGAAGCGCGTGTTTCCCCGCGTGCGGCAGCACGCAGCTGAGCACATCGACCTGTCGGCCACGCCAGAGAACAGCCGGGAGCTGCAGTGGTTCACGCAGCGCTACCCGCTGTCGATGGATGCAGACACCGAGCGCGCGCTGCAGCTGCTTGCCGCCGAGCATGTGGATATGGAGCGCAGCCTGGGCGAACTGCTGGCCGGCCGCGTGCAGATTCCGGAGTTCACCTTGGCCAAGCCGCCGCGGGAGTACCAGCGCGTGGCGGGCGCGCAGCTGTCTATCCGTGGCGGCCTGCTGCTGGCCGACGATCTTGGCCTCGGCAAGACGGTCACCGGCATCTGCCCGATGGCGGCGCCGGGCAACCTGCCGGCGGTGGTGGTGTACCCGGCGGCGCTGCCGAACCACTGGCCGGAGAAGCTGGCCGAGTTCGCGCCGCAGCTGCGCGTGCACCACATCAGGAAAGGTGCGCCGTACCCGCTCGTGCGGCAGCCGAAGCAGCGGATCAAGGATCTGTGGGACACGCTGCCGGACGTGATCCTGGTCAGCTACCACAAGCTCCGGGGCTGGGCCGAGACCTTGGGCGAGATCGCGCAGTACGTGGTGTTCGAGGAATGCCAGCAGCTGCGCAGCCCGGACAGCAGCATCCACAGCGCCTGCCGCCACCTGGCCGGCCGTGCGCGGCTGCGTATGGGCCTGACCGCCACCCCGATCTACAACTACGGGTGCGAGTTCTTCCACGTGGTCGACCCACTGCTGCCGGGCTGCCTGGGCACCTATGACGAGTTCCTGCGGGAGTGGTGCATCTCCGCGCCCGGGGAGAAGGCCAAGCTGCAGGACGCCGAGCAGTTCGGCCAGTACCTGCGGCGCCAAGGGATCATGCTGCGCCGCACGCGCAAGGAAGTGGGGCGCGAGCTGCCGGCGCTGTCGAAGATTCCGCACGAGGTGGAGGCCGACGCCAAGGCACTGGACGCAATCACCGGCGATGCAGCAGCGCTGGCGCGAATCATCCTGCGGGCCAACGAGCAGTACCGCGGCGAGAAGATGCAGGCCGCCGGCGAGTTCGACCGGCTGCTGCGGCAGGCAACGGGCGTGGCCAAGGCCCCCTACGTGGTCGAGTTCGTCAGGCTGCTGCTGGAGAGCGGCCAGAAGGTGCTCCTGTTCGGGTGGCACCGGGAGGTCTACAGCATCTGGCAGGAGAAGCTGGCTGCGTACAACCCGGTGATGTACACCGGCAGCGAGTCACCGAACCAGAAGCAGGCCGCGAAGGATGCGTTCATCGCCGGGGACAGCCAGGTGATGTTGATCAGCCTCCGCTCTGGTGCTGGCATCGACGGGCTGCAGCACGTGTGTAGCACCGTGGTATTCGGCGAACTGGACTGGTCGCCCGGCGTCCACGAGCAGTGCATCGGCCGCGTCCACCGCGACGGCCAGACTGAGCCGGTCATGGCGTACTTCCTGCTCTCCGACAGCGGCAGCGACCCGATCGTGTCGGACGTGCTCGGGGTGAAGCGAGAGCAGATCGAGGGTGTGCGCAGCCCGGGGGAGCACCTGGTGGAGCGCCTGGACGTAGGCGAGAACCTGCTGCGCGCGCTGGCCCAGCAGTTCCTTCAACAACAGGGCGCAGCCCTGGAACCAACCAACGTTACAACTATGGAGACCTCCCGATGATTCCCAAGTTCCTCAGCCTGGACGAGGCAACCCACTACCTCTACCTCGAAGGAAAGGAGGGTCCCATCAGGTGCCAGGTCGATGGCAGCCTGTGGGAGGTCTGGCAGGACGGTCGGTCCCGCTGGGTCAGCAACTGCGAGGTGGCCTGATGTCGGCAGTGGCCACGCCCGCGGTGGACCTGACGTCGTGTGGCAACTGCGGCAGCGACGACGTGTGCATGCGCGCGCGGGGCGGTGCCGGTAGCCGCCGAACCGCGCAGGTGGTGTGCGCGCGCTGCACTGCGCGCGGAGAGCTACATGTTGGGGCAGATGCAGACGAGCGCGCATGCAGGGCCTGGGCGAACCGACCCGCCTACATACCGGCGCCGGCGGCGGTCAGGGTGGTGCATGGCCGAGTGCCGGTTCCAGAGCCGACCCTGGAGCGAGATCCGCTCGAGCTGATCGCCCGCATGCTGGTCGGCGGGAGCTTTCGCGAGCCGTCGGATGGCAGGTCAACCATGACGCCGCTGACTGCCGCCGACATTGCCGGTGCCGTCGGAATGATGCGTGATTCGGTGGCCAAGCAGGCCGTGCTGGCGGTGGCGCTGCGTGGGCAGGGGGTGTCCCTGTCATCGCTGGGTCGCTCTCTGGCCAGGCGGGTGATGCGCCAGATTCAGTGGCATCGGCGCAACGGCACAAAGCCAGCGCTGCGAATGGATGACCCTGCCGACCGCTCGCGCATGAGGCTGGTGCTGCAGGACGCAGTGAACGACCTGGTGTGGCCCGAAGGGAAGATCGCCGCGCAGGATGCTGCCAAGGCAGCAAAGATGCGGAAGGGGGACTACCTGCGCGTGTACGGGATCGCTGCTGCAACGCTGTGCCAGGCGCTGGAGGATGGACGGAAGGAGTTTAGCGGCAGGGTGTTCAACCATGGCAGGTAAGCAATGCAGGATGCCGTTACACCAGTTTAATGTTGCCCGATGTCTGGTGTTGGCCAAGGCAAGCATTTGGATCAGCTAAGCGGCAGTCAATCAACCTGCTCAAAAAGATCCTCAAACTTTTCGATTTCCACCACCTTCAGACGCATGCCGCCGAAAGCAACCGGGAAGCGTTGCGGGATCGTTGAGTGTGAGTGAAAGAACTCAATTAAATCGATGGCGGAAGTTAGGTACTTGGCGATTCGCTCCGAGAACAGCTCTGCCAATATCTTCGAGCTTGATTTGGACTTGCTGTGAATCAACTCGTTACGGAGTCTCTCGAGTGCCTTAAAGTCATTCCAGAATGGCTGATCACAAGGGTTTGGACATTCAATGATTTTAGGGATGACCTTCTTCACTTTGTCTGATGTCGAGATCCATCTTTCGATTTGCTCTTTGTGGTATCGCTGAATGATTCCCTTGCTGTCCTTTGTCTCGTATACGTAGTCATCCGGTATTAGGGTGTTGCAGAGAGATTCAACTGCTTTGTAGCTAAAGATGATGGATATTTGTAAGTCTTCGAGTGCGTCATAGAATGGGGTGACGTCCTGTCCGTGGATTGTTCCCTTTTCTTTCGCTAGATCTATAAGCTCTTTTCTTTTATTTTTTACGCGGATGAAGGCGTTGCGAGATGCTCCAAGGGCCAGCGCGATTTCATTTGGCGCTGAAAAGGCAATATTAGTATTGTCAATTTTAGTCAGCAGGAGCTGCTGGAAGATGCCTGTCTGGTTCTCGCTTTTGTTGAACACTGCGATTGGCTGGTTGAAGCGATGGTCATCGACATCTAAGTCAATTTCCCTCGGCTTCCCATCCTCAACTACGTGGATGCAAACAAACTCATCTTCCATTTCCATGTAAAGCTCCGTAGTCAGTGTTTTGAGAGGGCTTCCCACGCACTTGAGACGCGATCAGATAGTGTCGGCTCATTGGACAACACGTCTACGTTCGCGCCAGCTAGATCGTTAAGCAAGATTACCGCAGTCGCCGCGAACCTTACCGCATTCGCCCGACTGCGGTAAGGAACCTTACCGCAGTTGCAGCGGGAACCAGACTTAGGCCACAGTAGCTACCGTGGGCGAGGTTCCAACCAACCCGCACTCAACGGCCGCAGGCCTGGACTCGGGAGGTCCAGTGACCTGCGGTTCGTCGTTTCTGGGGTGCGAAGCCCAACCTTAAAACAGAGCGACGCCCCGATGCCTGCCAGCACCGGGGCGCCGCCGCAGTACACGCGTTTCAGCCGCGTGCCATTGGCCTAAGCCCTGCCGCCCTCCGGAGAGCGCGAGCAGTTTGCTTAACGAATGTCGCAACAGCTGAGACTTGAACACAAAGACCCTAATCCCTTGGCCGGGCGGTAAAACGCGCCTGGTGAAACACCTGCTGCCTCTGATCAATCAGTGGGATCACACCTGCTACGTTGAAGCCTTCGCCGGTAGTGCAGCGATGCTGTTTGAGCGCTCGCCGGCGAAGATCGAGGTGCTCAACGACACGCATGGCGAACTGGTGCGGCTGTACCGCGTCGTGGCCAACCACCTGGACGAGTTCGTTCGGCACTTCCGCTGGTCCCTGACCAGTCGTGAGATGTACCGGTGGGCACAGCTGCAGCACGTCGACACGCTGACCGATATCCAGCGCGCGGCCCGGTTCTACTACCTGCAGAAGCTCAGCTTTGGCGGAAAGGTGGAAGGTCAAACGCTTGGGGTGGGCCCGACAGGTGCGAAGCGCATTAACCTGCTCCGGTTGGAACAGGATCTGAGCGATGCCCACATGCGGCTGCATGGCGTGGTGATCGAGCAGTTGCCCTGGCAGCGGTGCATTGAAAAGTACGACCGGCCCGAGACGCTCTTCTTCTTGGATCCGCCGTACTGGCAGACCGTCGGGTATGGCCAGGCCTTCCCGTTGCAAGAGTACGAGCAGCTGGCCGCCGCGATGGGCGCGTTGAAGGGTAGGGCGATCCTCACCATCAACGATCACCCACAGATGCGCGCGCTGTTCGATCAGTTCCAGCGGATCAGCGTCCCAATTCGATACACGGTCGGCGGCGGTGCTGGGGTGGCACGCACCGAGCTGATCTACACCACGTAGCTGGGCCATTGCCCGGCGTTCTCTATGCCCGTTCCCCGTCCGGATCAACCCTCGTGCCTAGCCGGCAGCGGGACGGGCACCTTTTTGCAGGAACCCTTGATGGCCAAGATCACCGCTCAACAGGCAGGCGGCACCAACGTCGTCGCCTTCCTGGACATGCTGGCCTGGTCAGAGGGCACCAGCACCAGCCCGGCAACGAAAAACCAGGGTTACGACGTGATCGTTACCGGTGCGGATCGGGTGCCGGAGATCTTCACCGACTATTCGGTGCACCCCTTCTCCCGCGCACGGAAGTCGAAGGCCATCAACAGCAAGGGCCTGACCTCGAACGCATCTGGTCGCTACCAGTTCATGCTGAAGGACTATGCCCACTACCGTGCGCTGCTGAAGCTGCCGGACTTCGGACCGCTCTCGCAGGATCTCTGGGCCATCCAGCTGATCCGCGAACGCCGCGCTCTGCCGTTGATCCAGGCGGGTCGCATCACCGACGCCATCAGGGCCGTGCGCAACATCTGGGCGAGCCTGCCGGGCGCTGGCTATGGACAGCCGGAGCACGCTCTGGACAAGCTGCTGGCTGCCTACCGCAAGGCTGGCGGGGCAGTGGCGCCGTGACCGAGCCCATGAGTACCCTGAAAACCTTCGTTGGGACGTTCACCGCTGCGGTGGTGGCGCCGGCGACGGCTGACGCATTGCGCGAGGCCGAGCGAATCATCCTGGGCGTGCCGCAGTCCGTGCTGCTGGTGGCAATGGCCGGCGCACTGATCGGCGTGTTGTTGCTGCCGGAGAAGGACGCAGAGCGGGTAGCCGCTGATTCCAATCGCAGGCGTGGCCACCGATTCCTGCAGACGGCTGCACGCTGGGCTGCGCTGGCAGTGGCAGTGGTGGCATACGCCATCGTGGCCGCATGGGTCATTGCAGTTGCTGCGTCCATCTGGCCGGCACTGGCCGGCGCCCCACAGCTGCCGCTGGCCGGTCTGTCCGGCGTCCTGATCCGCCGGCTGCTGCCCGGCTATGTGCGCATGGTGGAGAGAGCCACCGGCGCCATCGGAGGCGAGAAGCCATGAGCGTGCTGATTCGATTCTTGACCGCTTTGTGGGCGCTGGTCGTGGGTGCCGCTGCCGACGCGCTGCGTTGGCTGGGCAAACCTGGGAGCAAGGTCAAGCTGGTGTGTGCCGTGCTGGCCTTTGGGTGTTTGGTCTCCGGCCTGACGGCTTGGGAGAAAGAGCAGAAGATCCGCGATCTGAACGCCCAGGTTATCAAGGTCCAGGCCGATTGGAAAGCCGATGCAGCCCGGCTGCAGGCTGACGTGGACACTCGTGATCAGCGGCTGGCCGAGGTGGCCATCGCACTCCGGGCGGAGGCCGAGAAACTGGAAGCCCTGAAGGCCGAGAGCGCAGCTGCACTGCAAAGCCTGGCTGGCAAGATCGAGGCGTCCGAGAAGGAGGCATCCACCTGGCGCGATCGGTACGAGCAGAGGCCTGACACCTGCAAGGCAGCGCTGGAGCTGCTCGATTCCGCCTGCCCAGCATTGAAGGGGTACTGAAATGCGC